TATATTATACTACGAAATAGTACAAAATAAGGGGCTATCGTAAACAATAATTAAATATTAAATACACCTAACAATGTTAGATTCTAGGGATATATGAGGCGTTGGAGAGCTTGGGGGTAGGCGTAGACAAAACGAAACAGGCACACAACGAACCCCCCACCCACCCAAATAGCCAAGTAGGAGTCCCACACACCTCTACTCTATGATTTGCACATCACATTCCACTCATTTCAAATTGACCCCCCCACCCCCTACTAAATTTTCCTAAGCTCTACAAAACTAATCCCCTAGAAACACCCCCGGTACTCTTTTTGGGTCCCCCGAATAGGGGTATATTATTTTTGTGGGGGATACGAGGGTTAGCGCCTTGTAAGGCATGGAAACATAGGTACCTTGGCAGGCACCTGCACTCTTCGCCGCTCTTTGATTTGAACACTGCTTTATGTGACCCCCACAACCTACGCATGTACATACAACAATAAAAAAGATATACTTCGCGCATCGGAGCCACAAACCGCACTGAACACTTATGCCTGCTATTAACGTAGAGCCAACGAACGAGCACCAGATTCCCTATAACATTGCTGACGAGCAGTTAGCTACGTTTAAGGATGAACTGACAGTCACGGCAAACACCGTTGATTTGCTTGAAGGTTTAGGCATGCAGGTAGAAGCAACACCTGACGATGTGGAAAAAACAAAGAAGCTGGTAACTGCAGCAATTGCAGGACAGAAAGCCTCTGCACTCCAGCAACCCACTGCGGCTTTTGCAGCTAGGGAATTTCTTAAAGCTTATGGTAATCAGTTAGCGCTTGACGTACACGAAGTGCGTTCAGCTATGACGGCAAAGCTCATGGAGATTGCCAACTGCGGGGATCCTAAGTTTGAACTACGTGCCTTAGAGCTGCTTGGTAAACATAGTGATATCGGACTGTTCACTGAGCGCAGCGAGATTACGGTTAACTATAAGACATCTTCTGACCTTGAGAATGCGATTAAAGAAAGAGTCAAAAGGTTGCTCAACGCTGACGTGGTTGATGTGACCCCGTTAGGCGACGATCTTGATGCAGAGCTTGGAGTGATTGACCTAGGTGAAATTAAGCAGGTGCAGTCCGAATGATGGAGCCAGCCAAGAGCTTGCTGGAGCAGATATCACTAGGTGATATACCTTCGATACTAGCCAAGCTTACCGAGAGTGAGCAGCACCAACTGTTAGTTGAGTTAGAGAAACTGCAAGAGCTAAAGGACAAAGAGTTAGCTCAGGATAAGTTCTTGCCGTTCGTCGAGAAGGTGTGGCCTTCGTTTATATCGGGGAGGCACCATGCGAAGATGGCTGCAGCATTTGAAGAAGTGGCTAATGGGACGTGTAAGCGACTTATCATTAATATGCCTCCACGCCATACTAAGTCTGAGTTTGCGTCTTACTTACTACCTGCTTGGTTTTTGGGTAAGTTCCCTAATAAAAAGATCATCGAGACAGCGCACACTGCTGAATTGGCTGTTGGCTTTGGTCGAAAGGTTAGAAACTTGGTGGATTCGGAAGTATACAAATCCATATTTCCGAACGTTGGCTTACAGTCAGACTCAAAAGCAGCAGGAAGATGGGCAACTAACCACGGTGGAGACTACTTTGCTATTGGTGTGGGAGGCGCTGTTACGGGTAAAGGCGCGGATATCCTCATTATTGATGACCCACACTCCGAACAAGAAGCAACAATAGCCCAGACTAACCCCGAGGTGTACGATAAAACGTACGAATGGTACACATCAGGCCCTCGTCAGCGTCTGCAGCCGGGTGGAGCCATTGTCATAGTGATGACTAGGTGGTCAAAGAAGGACTTAACGGGTCAAGTACTGAAGTCAGCAGCTAATCGCGAAGGCGAAGAGTGGAAAGTTATTGAATTTCCGGCTATTTTGCCCTCTGGGAACCCACTTTGGCCTGAATTTTGGCCTATTTCGCAGCTTGAAGCCCTCAAAAACGAACTTCCGGTGGGTAAATGGCAGGCCCAGTACCAACAAGCCCCGACTTCCGACGTAAATGCAATCATAAAGCGAGAGTGGTGGAAGATTTGGGAGGATGAAGACCCTCCCCGCTGCGACTTTATTATCCAATCGTGGGATACAGCGTTCTTAAAGACCGAACGCAGCGACTATTCTGCATGCACGACGTGGGGGGTGTTTTACAAAGACGACGATACAGGTGTCCCACAGGCTAATATTATCCTACTCAATGCTCTTAAGAAGCGTATGGAGTTTCCGGAGTTAAAGAAACGAGCGTACGAGGAGTGGCAAGAGTGGGAACCCGATGCATTGATTGTAGAAGCTAAAGCATCTGGTTCGCCTTTGCTATTTGAACTTCGGGCGATGGGTATACCAGTGCAGGAGTATACGCCGGGCAAGGGTAGCGATAAAATAGCTAGACTTAATGCTGTCTCGGACTTGTTTTCGTCGGGAAGGGTATGGGTACCGGAGACTCGTTGGGCAGATGAATTGGTTGAAGAAGTAGCGTCATTCCCGTCGGGTGAGCATGATGACTTGGTGGACTCTACATCACAAGCCTTGCTACGGTTTCGTCGGGGTGGGTTTATTAGACTTGCCAGTGATGAGCAAGAAGAGGTTCGTGAGTTTCGTCGCAGAAGAACTGCGTACTATTAAGGACATATTATGGCGATCGAGAAAGGCTTGTACTCAGCACCGCAAGGGCTAGAAGCGCTGGATGAAATGAACCAAGGGCAACCCGAGCTGGAGATTGAAATTGAAGATCCGGAGTCAGTGACTATTGGTATAGACGGTGTGCCCATACTAGAGATTGAGTCGGGGGAAGACGAGGACGATTTTGACGTTAACTTAGCCGAAGAGATGGACGAGTCCGAGCTACAGAGCTTGGCGTCTGAGCTGGTTAGTGACTATGAGGATGATGTGTCTAGTCGCAAGGATTGGATGCAGACATACGTTGATGGCTTAGAGTTGCTTGGGCTTAAGATTGAAGAGCGCACGGAACCTTGGGAGGGCGCATGCGGTGTGTATCACCCACTGCTAACTGAGGCGTTGGTTAAGTTTCAGTCCGAGACGATGATGTCAACGTTTCCTGCCGCTGGGCCTGTTAAGACCCAGATTATCGGTAAAGAGACGCCAAATAAAAAGCAGTCAGCGCAACGTGTCCAAGAGGACATGAACTACCAATTGACAGACATAATGCAGGAATATCGTCCTGAACATGAGCGCATGTTATGGGGCTTGGGTCTTGCAGGTAATGCATTTAAGAAAGTGTATTACGACCCGAACATAGAGCGTCAAGTATCTTTATTTGTGCCTGCCGAAGATATCGTGGTGCCGTATGGTGCGTCTAATATTGAGACCGCCGAGCGTGTAACACACGTTATGCGTAAGACCGAGAACGAACTGCGCAAACTACAAGTTGGTGGGTTCTACAGAGATGTTGATTTGGGTGAACCGAACAACGTGTTAGACGAAGTAGAGAAAAAGATTGCCGAGAAATTGGGCTTTCGTGCGACTTCCGATGCGCGGTACAAGCTACTTGAAATGCAGGTTAACCTTGATTTAAAGGGGTACGAGCATGAAGAAGAGGGCGAGCCTACAGGGATTGCGGTACCTTACATCGTTACAATCGAAAAAGGATCTAACACAATCCTTGCAATCCGCCGCAACTGGGAACCAGACGACGAAACTCACGCAAAACGACAGCACTTGGTGCACTACGGCTACGTACCGGGGTTTGGGTTTTATTACTTTGGTCTTATCCATCTTGTTGGTGCTTTTGCTAAGTCTGGTACCTCGCTGATTCGTCAGCTTGTTGACGCTGGTACTTTAAGCAACTTACCCGGTGGATTTAAAACTCGTGGTATGCGTATCAAGGGCGACGACACACCTATTGCTCCCGGCGAGTTTAGAGATGTAGACGTACCTAGCGGCACGATGCGCGATAACATCTTGCCTCTTCCATACAAAGAACCTAGCCAAGTGTTGTTAGGTTTGATGAATCAAATCGTCGAAGAAGGGCGTCGCTTTGCTAATACAGCTGATCTTCAGATCAGTGACATGTCGGCTAATTCGCCAGTCGGCACCACACTAGCAATTTTAGAGCGTACGTTAAAAGTGATGAGCGCTGTTCAGGCGCGGGTTCACTACTCGATGAAGCAAGAGTTAAAGCTTCTAAAGAAAATTATTGCTGACTATACCCCAGAAGATTACGACTACGACCCAGATGAAGGTAGCCGCAAAGCTAAGCGCAGTGACTACTCTAACGTAGATGTTATCCCTGTAAGCGATCCGAACGCCAGCACAATGGCGCAGAAAATTGTTCAGTACCAAGCTGTGTTGCAACTGGCACAAGGCGCTCCACAGATGTACAACATGCCGTTGCTACATCGCCAAATGCTGGAGGTGATGGGTATCAAAGAGGTACAGAAACTCATTCCTATGGATGACGATCAGAAGCCTACAGACCCAGTGTCAGAAAACCAGAACGTGCTAATGATGAAGCCTGTCAAAGCGTTTGCGTACCAAGACCATAAGGCCCACATCACAGTGCACATGTCTGCGATGCAAGACCCGAAGATTATGCAGCTGCTTCAAAATAATCCTTCGGCTCCACAGATTCAGTCTGCGATGATGAACCACATGAACGAGCATCTTGGGTTTGAATACCGCAAGCAGATTGAGCAGCAGTTGGGTATGAACTTACCCGCGCAGAAAGATGATTCTGGTGAAGATGCAAACATGACCCCAGAAGTCGAAGCACGACTCTCTCCATTACTGGCGCAAGCAGCACAGCAACTCCTTCAGATGAATCAGCAAGAGGCTCAGCAACAACAGGCACAACAGCAGGCGCAAGACCCACTTGTCCAGATGCAACAACAAGAGTTGCAGATTAAACAAGCTGAACTTGAGCGCAAGAAACAGAAAGATGCAATGGATGCGCAGCTTAAGCAGCAGCAAATGCAAATTGAGAAAGAGCGTATTCAAAGCCAAGAGCAAATTGAAGGAGCGCGTATTAGCTCTAAGGCTGAGCACGACAAGAAAAGTGCTGAAGATAAACAGCAACTTGAAGGCATCAAAATTGGTCTTCAAGCGGAACAAAGCAAGCGCGAAAGTGATGCTAGACAACAGTATGAAGGTATCAAAATTGGTTCAGATGTTGCGATTAAACAACGTCAAATGGACTTACAGGCTAGCCAAAGAAATAAACCGACAAGAGGTGAATGATGGATGCGTTCGAAGTAATCATCAAAGAAATTGATGCAAAAGTAAATCAACTCTTCGAGTATGTAGGCACAGGTAAGCCCGAAACATTCGAAGAGTACAAAAGACTGTGTGGTGAGATTAAAGGTCTTCTCACGGCACGGGGTTATACCATAGACCTTAAAAACCGCATGGAGTCCTCAGATGACTGAGATTTTAATCGGCTCAAACCCCGATAATCCACAAGTAGTAGGTATGTACAGCTCGGAGGCCACCGCCGAAGAAAAAGCAAAGCAGTTACCTCGTCCCTCTGGCTATCACATCCTGTGTGCTATCCCTGAGATTGAGAAAGAGTATGACAGCGGTATTGTGAAAGCCGATCAAACAATCCACAACGAAGAAGTACTTACAACAGTGCTATTCGTAGTTGATCTTGGTTTGGATTGCTACAAAGACCCAAATAAGTTCCCTAGTGGTCCGTGGTGCAAGAAAGGCGATTTTGTATTGGTCAGACCCAATTCAGGTAGCCGACTGGTGATTCACGGGCGTGAATTCCGCATGATTAACGATGATACGGTCGAGGGTGTTGTAGATGACCCACGCGGTATCAAGCGCAAATAAGGAATAAATATGGATAAGGACGAATTTAAGTTCCCAGACGAAGCTGAAAATGGGGACAAAGCTGAAATTAAGCTTGAGATCGAGATCGAAGACGATACTCCAGAACAGGACCGTGGGCGCGAACCCATGCCCAAGGAAGTAGTCGAAGAGCTAGAGCAAGACGAGTTGGAGGAATATTCTGACAAGGTTAAGCTACGTCTCAAGCAGATGAAAAAGGTTTGGCATGACGAGCGTCGCGCTAAAGAATCTGCCTATCGTGAACAGCAAGAGGCTATTGACTACGCTCGCCGCGTTACGGAAGAAAACAAACGGTTAAAAGAGCGGTACACAGCTGGTGAGCAGGAGTATGCCAGTACAGTTCAGAATGCTGCGGCTATGGAACTGGAAATGGCGAAAAAGTCGTACAAAGAGGCTTATGACTCTGGAGATGGGGACAAACTAGTAGATGCTCAACAGGCAATGCAGGATGCTAATTTTAAGCTACACTCTGCAAAAAATTATCGCCCTACCCCTGTACAACAGCAAGAAATTGAAGTACAACAGCAACAAGTATCCCAACAGGCTCCTCGACCTGATAACCGTGCGATGGCGTGGCAAGAGCGCAATACTTGGTTTGGTCAAGACGAGGAAATGACTGCTGCGGCTTTAGGCTTACACGAAAAGCTTAAACGCAACGGTGTTCCTGTAGGATCAGACGATTATTATGCGACGTTGGACAAGACAATGCGCAGACGATTTTCGGAAAACTTTGAGGATTCTGAAACAGAAACGAGAAATACGTCTCGTACAAAGTCCAGTACGGTTGTAGCCCCGGCTACTAGAAGCACATCTTCAAACAAGATAAAGCTAAAGGCTAGTCAAGTCCAAATTGCTAAAAAACTTGGTTTGACCCCTGAACAGTATGCCCGTGAAGCACTAAAACTGGAGAATTAACATGGCTGAAAATAGACTTACCCGAGAGTTAGAAACCCGTGCAACCCAACAGCGCCCTAAGCAGTGGGCACCGGCGGAATTGCTCCCTGAGCCGAACAAACAGGCTGGGTTTGCTTACCGATGGATCCGCGTTTCTATGCTTAACCAAGCTGACCCACGTAACCTTTCTGCCAAACTCAGAGAAGGCTGGGAGCCGGTAAAGATAGAAGAGCAACCGCAATTCCAACTGCTAGTTAATCCCAACAGTCGGTTTAAAGACAACGTTGAGATTGGCGGGTTATTACTTTGCAAGACTCCTTCTGAATTTGTTGAGCAGCGCAACGAGCATTATGCAAAGCAAACACAAGCCCAGACGGAAGCTGTAGACAATAACTTAATGCGCCAAAGCGATGCGCGGATGCCACTCTTTAAAGAGAGCAAGTCTGCAACAAGCTTTGGAAAAGGATCTTAAATTTAATTTTTGGAGTTAAACATGGCTTACCCCACTATTGACAAGCCTTATGGCTTTAAGCCGATCAATTTGATCGGTGGTCAGGTGTTCGCTGGTTCCACTCGTAAGATGCGTATTGCAAGCGGGTATGCAACTTCGATTGGTTTCGGTGATCTACTGATTCGTGCAACTGACGGTACCGTTGAGCGCTCGGCAGCTACAACTGCTAAACCTACTGGCGGCTTCGCTGGTGTGTTTCTTGGTGTTGAGTTTATCAACTCAAGTACTGGTCAACTGCAATTCCAACAGAACTTTGTTGGTGGTACAACAGTAACAACTGGCTACATTACAGCTTATGTTTGTGATGATCCAGATACACTGTTCCAAGTTGCTGTTGTTTCTGGCACAACGGTCGTAACCGGCGTTCAATTTACCTCTGTTGGCAATAACGCAACAATCGTAAACAACACCGCAATTACCGCTGCTGGTAACTCACAGATTGCACTTCTTGATTCGACTGCTGATACAGCTACGCTGACTATTCGCATCGTTGATGTTGTGCCTGACACCGCTTATATTTCTAGCGGCAACACGCTATATCCTGAAGTGATCGTAAAGTTCAACTTCGGCATGCATGCGTATAACACCGCCGTCGGCGTATAAGGAGCTAAATCATGGCTATTTCACGCGCACAACTACTGAAAGAGCTGCTCCCCGGCCTGAACGCATTGTTCGGTCTGGAGTACGCACGTTATGGTGAACAGCATAAAGAGATCTACGAAACAGAGACCTCTGAGCGTTCATTCGAAGAAGAAACCAAACTCTCTGGCTTCTCGGCTGCACCTGTTAAGAACGAAGGTTCTGCAATTGCATACGACAACGCACAGGAAGCTTGGACTGCTCGATACAACCATGAAACCATCGCACTAGGGTTTTCCCTAACGGAAGAAGCAATTGAAGATAACTTGTACGACAGTTTGTCGGCTCGTTATACGAAGGCTCTCGCCCGCGCAATGGCTTACACCAAGCAAGTCAAGTCAGCTGCTGTTCTGAACAACGGCTTCTCAGCGTCCTACACGGGCGGTGACGGAGTTGCTCTGTTTAGCGCATCGCATCCCTTGGTTTCTGGTGGCGTAAACAGCAACATTCCCAGCACTCCAGCTGACTTGAACGAGACTTCTTTGGAAGCCGCCGTTATTCAAATCGCTGCGTGGACTGATGAACGTGGTCTGTTGATCGCTGCTAAGCCCAAGAAGCTGGTTGTTCCTCCAGCACTCCAATTCGTTGCAACTCGCTTGCTCGAAACGGAACTGCAGACGAACACCGCTGATAACAACATCAACGCCATTAAGAACAATGGTTCGATCCCAGACGGTTATACAATCAATAACTTCCTGACCGACACGAACGCATGGTTCTTGACAACTGATGTTCCTAACGGTATGAAGCACTTTGTTCGTTCACCATTGGCACAGTCTATGGACGGTGACTTTGATACGGGCAACGTGCGTTACAAGTCTCGCGAGCGTTACAGCTTCGGCTGGTCGGATCCGCTTGGCATGTACGGCAGCGCAGGTGCTTAAGTAAACCGTTAGAAACTAATGGTTTAGCCCCGCCTTAAAAAAGCGGGGTTTTTTATTGCTTGCATTTATTGTTGTATAGGTTATTATTAAACAAATCTGGGAACCCCCAGCCTTACTGACCGCCCCAGCGGACGATGCAGAGACAGTGAGGCGTAGTACTGCATATACAGGAGCCTATCATGGCATCAACTACCTTCTCCGGCCCAGTCACGTCCACAAACGGATTCATCGGCGCTTTGACTGGCAACGTCGCTGGCACTGGCAAAATCACCCACGCTACTACAGCCGCTATTAACGCTACAGCTACTGCAACAGCCGCACAAGTTGCTACTGGCTATATCACATCCACTTCTGCCGCTGCAACTGCAATTACACTTCCTACCGGAACGCTTCTTGGCGCTGCTCTTGGTGCGGTTCAAGGCACAGTGTTTGATCTCTATGTTGACAACACTGCTGGCGCAAGCACTGTAACGATGGTTGTTGCTGTAAACGGCATCTTGTCTTCTGGCGCTGCGGATACCCCCGGAAGCTTTGGCGATTTAACTATTGCTGCTGGCGCTACGGGTATTGCTCGGTATACGCTAATGTTTGCAAGCGCAACTGCCTACGTGTTTACACGCACAGCTTAATTAGCCGCCCACTTCGGTGGGCTTTTGTGTTTATAGGAGCTAATTATGATGCAAACTGACGTTAAATCCACCGCCGCTGTTGCTAACGCAACGACAACAATTTTTGGCAGTCGGGCGCGTATCAAAGGCGTGTCTATTAGCTATTCATCCGGCGGCACTGTTGTGTTAAATGACGGTACGGGTGGAACAGCTAGATTTTCATTTACTGCGCCTGCTGCTGAGGGATCAATTTATATTGCAATCCCCGGTGAAGGTGTTCTCTGCACGACTAACATCTCTGCGGTATGTTCAGCAACGACTACAGCGGTTGTGTTTTATGGCTAAGAAAACCCCTTCTCTGGCTATCGGTCGTGGTGAAAAGCTACCCGTATCCAAGGGGGCAGGGTTGACTGCCAAAGGAAGAGCTAAATACAACGCTGCTACAGGATCTAACTTGAAGGCTCCACAGCCCGAAGGCGGTCCTCGTAAGAAGTCGTTCTGCGCACGGATGTCTGGTATGCCCGGCCCGATGACAGACGAGAAAGGAAGACCTACCCGAAAAGCCGCAAGTTTAAAGAGATGGAAATGTTAAATGGAAGATTCCGTGCAAACAGCTCGTGAACTTGCTACCCATGCAAATGAGATTAAGCAT